AATTATTGTCAGCTTTCTCATTCTCATCCTCTCCAATCTCTACTTTGGCCCAACCTTTGTGTTTTTTACTGATTGAGCTGTATACGCATCCGACTGTGGTACCAACCATTTCAGCAAGCTCTTTGGCTGTATCTGCGACAAATATCGGTAATTCATTTTTATCGGCCGTGGTTTTCATGTAAACAATCATGTTTTTTCTCCTTATCCAAGCGGCACATAATAGATCATTAAGGCCGAGGCGGCTATATATGCAAGCCAAAGCAAAGCGCTAATTATTTTCCTGGTCACTTCCCTCTTCTTCATGTTCACCGTCCTTGTCTTTAACCTTGAGGTATATTGCTACGACTACTGTGATTATTGCGAATAACAGTATAAAGAGCACTCTTCCCGTTCCGGGATCCCGTTCAAAGCTAAATATGTCCTCTAAAATCGCCGCCCATCCTTCTCTTGTCATTGATGTCCTTCCTTACTCCATATATTTTTTGATTAATTCGCCGCACTCATTTGATACGGGGCCAACTGTTTGTATAAAGGTCTGCAATGCGATTGCCTTCATGGCTTTGTTGTCCTTGTTTTTTTCGATAGTATCAATGAGTATTTCCTCTGCAATTGTTATGTTTTTGTGAATAGGGTCTCCCATTTTTTCATTGTTTTTAAATCTTAATGCGTCATTTAACCTGACTATTGTCTTCTCATAGCTTTTTGCAAGGTCTTTATAGTATGTAGCTGTCTCTACGGCCTTGATGGCTTCATTCAGATATTTGTCAGGATTCCACTGTGCTAAGCCTTTTTTAATATTTTCAAGGCATTTTATTGTTTCTATTGCCTCTCTTCGCTCCGGAGCCGCAATTTTGCATTGTTCTACAATTTTCCTAAGATCTGCGCATTTGGCCTCATCTATGTGGCCGCCTAAAATCATCAATGATAAAAATAAATCTGCGTTGATTATGTTCATTTGTCTTTACTCCTTCAATCCCATGTACTTGTATCACCTTCATGTTCTTCAGGGCTGCTGCCAGGACCGCCAAAAAGGTGAAGAGCTCCGTACATGCTTAGTATTGCCATTGCGTATGTGGTCCATATTCCTAATATGCCGAAGAACATCTCAATGGTTGTTTTTGTTTCGTATCCGGTCAATGCTTTAATCATTTCTTAGCTCCACCTTTGTCCCCTGAGCAGGCAGAAGCTCATTCTGTGGTTGTTCTGCCATGCGTATTAATTCCTCAAGTGAATCTCTTGAGATTGTAACAGTCAGCAGGTCGACGTTTCTTTTTACTAATATCGTCTTTCCATTTTTTAGCGTGTATTTACAAATGTTTTCGCTAAGATATTGATTTTTCATTGTCCTACTCCTTTACGTAGAGATCGCATTCGCCATTGAGAAGAGCCTCTTCGTCTTCTGTGAAGCTCCATCCCCACTTTTCAAGGACCTTGAAGCCTCTCATTAAGCTTTCTGCCGGAGATTTCTCAAAGTTTCCTCTCCACCCAATAACTCTTTCTTTTCTTTCATCCATGGTGTTGGCCATGAGTATCAACATCTTCTCTATAAGCTTGAGGCTCTTTGCTTTTTCTCTTGCTGCGTTAATCTCTTCTTCTGTACATTTATAGAATTCTTTCTCTGCTAAATATGCCAGGAGTTGATGACTTGAAAGCCATGTCTCCAAGTCGGTGATGCAATCAAATATTTCAAGGAGATCTTCCTGAGTTTCTTTGATGCCCTCAATCTTTCCCTCAATGATTTCTTTGATAAATTCATCTTTCTTTTTCATGAGGGCCTTGAGCCTTGACTTTATTTCTTTTTGGGCCTGGGCTTTCTTCTCCTGTTCAATTTCAAATTTGGTCTTTTTCTTTTCTTTCTTTCCTGCAGGCTTTATTATTGACGCCGCATAGTTTCCGTACCATCTGACGAAGAGAAGAGCCTCTTTTTTCTCTTTGTCAATCTTCTTGGGAAGCTCAATCTTTTTATTGGCTTCTAAGTCGACTTCAAAAACAATCTCCCACTTATCTCCATATCTCTCATTTTTAACTTTTTCCGGGGCTTCTTTTATGCCTGCTGCCTTGCATAAGCTTTCAAAGATCTTGTATTGTTCGTCACGCTTTTCTTCATTGGCCGCCTGCTTTGCTCTCCATGCAAGGTCTCGTGATGAGTGACAATTCTTTAGGACTTCATTCCTTCTCTTGATGTCCTTTATCTTCTCAAGCTCATAGAGGTCTGAAAGCGTAAGCTGAAATGACTTGTCATCCTCTTTTTTCTTGAGAAGTTTGCTGTCAAGCTTTGCAATCTGCAATCTGTGCTTGATGGTCTGCTTTGAAAAACCTGTCTTCTCTGCAAGATCATCCTCTGTGTCTCCCAGGTCAAGCATCATCTGAAAGCCCTGAGCCTGTTCCCAAACTGTGAGGTCTGCCCTTTGCATGTTTTCCTCAAGCATTGTCGACACCTGTTCGCGTTCATCCATTCCGGTAATAATTCGACATGGTACCGTGTCAATACCTGCTGCCTGGGATGCCTTGAATCGTCTGTGGCCAATAAGAAGCGTGTAACCTTCTTCGTGATGCTTTCCTCCTTCATCCCAGTGTCCGGGGATCACCGTGAGGTTCTGCATGATTCCATTCTTCTTGATGGATTCCGTGAGCTCTGATACATCACCCAGGTCTCTTCTAGGATTCTGAGGATGTGGGTGAATTTCGTTTAAAGCGATCTGTTTAAGTTCTTCCATTTGATTTCTCTCCTTTACGTTTGTTTTATCTTATTCCTGCATGTCCGAAGCCGAAGCCGTGTCTATTCTCCCATTCTCTCTGTTTCATGACTTGGTATTGGCCATAACTCATGTGGAGCCTTGAGGCTTCATTTGCTTCCCTTCTTAGATCTTCCATGGTTCCCGGAAGCTCTTTTGTCGCTTGCTTGTCTAAGAATGCGCCGCGGTCAGGCTTCTTGTTTTCTTTTGGTGCCGGCTGTGTATCGTCGACAATATCAATGTGACTCACTCCAATAAAACATGCTTTGATGATATTGCTGCTTTGCTCCAGGAAAACCTTGCTTTGCAAGCCTCTTCTGCTGAGCTGTTGAGCCCAATTTCTTCTAGTGACTCTTGCAGACGGGACATCTTTGCATTCATAAACAACTTCATGCGCTTTGGACTCATTTAAGTCTTTTATAATGTCATTTATCATTGTTCCCTCTTTATGAGGACCGCTTCCAACAGGGCTGCTGCCTCTCCTGCTGTAATAAGGTCCTCTTTTCCATGTTTGATTTTGAACTGTTTCAAAAGCTCCTGCCCCTGCAGCTGTGCGTTGATGCACTGAATGCCTTCATCAAGGGCGTCAAAGTATTCCGGCATGTCCTCATAAAATTCATCCTTGAAGGAATATCTAAGAGCCAGTGTTTCAATTGCTTTCTTTAAAAGTTCCATTAAGCCGCTCCTTTATTTCCTCGACATCAACGCCCATCTCATCTGCTATTTTGTAATTACTCCATCCGGCATTGTGAAGGGCTTTCATTTTCCCGGTGTCAAACTTCTCTACGTTTTGGGGGAGTCTCTTCTCTCCCCTCAAGCTTTTTACATAGTCGCAGCTGCAGCCAACTGCTTCTGCAATTTGAAAATCGGTGTATCCGTCATTGTAGAGTTTCCATATTTCGTCATGATCATACTTCTTTTTTCTTCCTGCCATATGTCACCTCACGAAAAAGGGAGTTCTTCATCTATCCCGTCAGGGATATTCATGAAGCCATTCTCATCTGTAGAGGGCTCAGGCTTACGAGTATTTTCGCCGTTTGTGTGGCTTTTGCTCTCAGCAAATTCCATATTGTCGACTATGATCTGAACTGAATAAACCATCTGACCATCTTTGTTGGTGTAGTTATTGTTTTGAATAGCTCCCTCAACGAGTATTTTCGAGCCTTTTCGGAGATATTTCTCCGTAAACTCGGCCAGCTTCTTAAAGCATACGCATGTAAAGAAATCTGCATCAGGATCCCCGTCTCTTTTAAATCTTCTGTCCACTGCAAGGCTAAACCTTGCAACAGCTGACCCTTCAGGTGTCTGTGGGTATCTTATTTCGGGGTCTCTAGTGAGGCGGCCCATCAGTATTGTTTTATTCATTGCTTTCCTCCAAAAATTTAATAATCTCTTCCTGCTCAACTGTGAGCTCTTTCTTCTCAATCTCGATTTCGTCTATGCGCTTCTGCAGCGCCATGATAACTGGGAGAGGAAGCGGCTCCTTTTTCTTTTCCGGTACCCGTACAACTTTCGGTTCTTCTTTCGGTACCGGCAAAACATTGGAGGCTTTCTTTATATCTGCTGCCTCTCTCTTCTTTTCAATCTTCTCCTGGGCTTCTTTTATTTCCTTTTTGGGTCTTCCCGGAGTGGGAAGCTTTACGCCATGATGGATGAGTATCGTCCTGATCTTCTCTTTGTCACATCCATTCAAGTCGGCCAATATTCCGATCTGCTTCCGTTGGTCCTTGCTCTGTGTGTATGACCTTATGATTTCCTCGTTTGACATTGTCATTTGCTTTTTCCTCCATTCCTTGAGTTTTCATATCTTGCTATGGTTTCTATGGCGTGGAGCATCATAGCGAAACCTAATATCATTACTGACGCAATGAGAGCTATTGCTCCCAGTATTCCTATAATCAGGAAAGTAATTTCCATAAATCCTCCCTCGTTGTGTTAGATGTAATTTTTCCCAAATATCTGTCTAAAATCTTTATCCGGATAATGCTCATTAAATGCCTGCTGCCCCAGGGCTTTTAAAAGCATCATCTTTTCGTGATTGTTATGGACTGCTTCCTTACCTTCTCTGTGATGATAAATACAAAGCCTTACGGTCAAGCCGTACTTTGTCGAAAGCTTTCTATTTGCCCCACCGAAAATGTGATGCTCTTCTGTGTACTTCTCGGAGTAATCTCCTTCCATCCGGCAAAGAAAACAGGTACCATCTTTCTTGTGGATTATGCTTTCCACTTCTGTTGGTCTTGTCGCTCTTCAATCTCTTTCATCTTTGCTGATATGATGCTTAGCTCTTCCCTGTTGAACCTTCTTAGGGTTCTCCAATATTCCATATCAGCATCAATGTCCTTCTCCAGGTTGTTAATTGCCGCCCTCTCTACAACGACGGCCTCTTTAATTGTTGCCTCGTTCATTTTTCTCTCTTTCTGCTTCTGTTTTTAACCAGGTCAAATATTCATGCCCTTCTTCTCTGACCTGTGTGGGCCTCGTAACGAGTAAATTCGCTATTTCTTTGTATATTGGAGCAATGATTTCACCCTTTGAGTTGATGCCTTTTCTCATCCACTCATGAAGCCAGCTGTTCAGGACTGCTGCCAGGTATGAGCTTTGAGTGAACAAGATCACTGTATTGCCCTCTTTTACTCGTTGTAAAGCTTCCTTGAAGACTTTAATTTCAGCTTCATTTTTTCCGGCGTTTTCCATGACCCCAGTCTTTGAAACCGTGGCGGCCTTGCCGTTGATGATTGTCTCCAGGACATAAGCAAAGCCTACTGTTTTATTTCTTGCGCCTTTGGCTGTTGTGTATGTGTATATATTTACTGTCATGGTCCTGCCCTCTTTATGACTGTATAGGTGTAGAATTCAAAGCCTGTGAATTCTGATATTCCTCTATACTCTGAATCCTTTTCAAGATAGTAGCCTTTGGGAACCTTCGCCTCCGATCTAAATTGTTTGGCCGTGATGATCTTTCTTTTAATCTTTGGCTTCTCAAGATTTTGGGAGCTGTACCATCTTTTCCCTACAAGCTTCCCCTCTGTCTCTTCTGTCTTGGCTGAATACTTGATAAAATACTCGGCTATCTTTCTATATTGGCCGTCAGTGTAGAGGATCTCACCTTGAACGCTTCCGTACTCCCAACAGCTTTTTACTTCTTCAAGGCTCAGCCCCTTAATTACCATGTGCGTGTGCTTGCTTCCCCTGGGACCAATCTCTTTCACGTACACATATTTGATGTCGGGATTGATGCGCCTCATCTTTCTGATGGCTTTACTCATAAAGCTCTGCATCTCCTGGGAGTCGCTTGGTGGATGCAGGTGGAAGGATAAGGTTGCAAGAAGATCTCCGTCTTCAAAGTTGGCATTCAATAACCACCGGAGTCTATCCCCTGCCTTTTTTCTATTCAGTTTTTTCTGAGCCTCCGGGGTTTCATTCTCCCTCTTACCCCTCGGCCCTCCATTGTTAAATTTATAGGTGTAATACTTACGGGTTTCTTTGGTTCTACCTGCTATGACTGTTTGTTGAATGTAAGACATGCATAACCTCTGTCGAATAGTTAAGAGTTTTATCAAGTTACTAAAGCGGCGGCGCCGCTCTAGCACTTGTGTTTTTCTTTGGGTTATGCTACAATATATATGGTCTTAATTTTAAATCGCTCTTAGATTTCCCCGGCTGCCTACCGGGGATTTCTTTTTGAGACCACTCTGTAACATCTCTGCACCATTCCCTCATTGAATAGCCCTGTGCCTTCAGCATCAAAGGAACGGCCCCCAAATAATTTAATCTGATCAGCTTCATCAAGCTCCACAAAGACTGCAATTTGAATTGCATCGTCATAGGCTGCTTTTGCCTGTGCAAAATGTCCTTGATTGTATTCTTCCATAAAGCGTTCAGGAAGCTTGAAAAGCTTCTCTTTTATCTGCTTTTGATTGAGCATGATTTACCACCTTATTTGTTGATAATCTCCCTGAACTTGTCTCTGAGCTTTTCCGCTTGTTTGAAGTCTCTTCTCAAGGTTTCAATCCTCTGAGGGCTTACATCAACAGGTTCGGAATTCAAAACAATTGAGGTTATGCCTTCTATAATCAAATTAAGATCTGTGAATCTTCTCCGGAGCTCATCAAATAAGAAGTCTGTTTCAACACCTTCAAGCAGTGCCATCTTCTCAGCTTTGGGAGTGGTCTTTCCTAAATTCACATAGAATTCTTTCACGCCCTCTGTGAATTGAGGCTCTATCTTCTTTGCGTCGATTGCCGGAGTGCTTTCTGTCTCGTTTTCGTTAATAAGTTCAATGAAAGTTAAATCAATGTCTGCCATTTGTTTGGTCTCCTTTTAATAACGCCCCTATTTTTTCAGCTGGAGTCTTTAACTTGTCAAAGACGAGAATGAGGTCCTCTGATGATAATGAGCAAGCCTTCAACTTCTGTGAGAGGTTTGACTGTGTCATGTTCAGGACTGCTGCCATCTCAGCCTGTGTGATCCTCTGAGCCCTCATTTCTCCCAGGATGTATGAGGATAAATCTTTTAATCTGTATTCAGTTTTCTTTAAGATTATCCTCGGCATCTTTTCTATTCTGTCTCCATCTCTGTGACTTCCAGTTTCTTGCGTTCAATAGCAATATGGGAGTTTTTAAGTTTTATAGTTGCAGTTACTTCCTCGGAAAGCTTAAAGCTTGCCTTATCAATGACTTTGTCCTCGATAGCAACAGCGGCCTTGTAAAGGATGTCGTGAACATCATCCGGGAACTTAGCAAATAATACTGTGATGTTCTCCTTCGCTGTCTTAAGGTCAAATACTCTTGAGCGGTACCGCTGGCCTTCTTTACACTGGCACTTTATTGTTGCCTCTTCGTCTGCTTCTTCGGCCTCCCATTCTTTAGGATCCGGCAAAGCTATCATCTGACCGCAAAACTTGCAGGTACCAATGAGCTTTTCTTCCTTCTTGGTTTCTTCCTTACTCATTTTTTCCCTCCTTTTCTTCTATGATGTCTTTTACAAAAAACTCAAGCGGTACACCCAGGGCTATGCAGATTCCAACATACTCAGTAACCTCAATTTTTCTGTCATGAATCAATATGTCCGAGAGGGCTGAGTCTGAAAGTCCTGCAGCCTTTGCAATGAATGTCTGCTTGAGACCTTTTTCTTTAATGTAGGCTCTTATCTTTGCACCTATCATGCTTTTGCTCCTTTCTGTACTAATTTTTCGTACCTATAGGCGTGTACTAATATTTCGTACTCCCTATGCCTCATATATTAGTACTAATTTTTTGTACTGTCAATATCTTTTTCCATTTTTTATATATCTTTTTATGGATTTTACCGATAAGTGTAATATAATACTATATATTAGTATCTAGAAAGGAGTGGAAATATGAGCGAATTAAGACCTACTGACTCCAATTTTGACTACATTATCAAGACCAATGTACGGAATATTTTAATTGAGTGCCGTCATGAAAAGGGCCTTACTCAAACAGATGTCGGAAACATTGTTGGAAAGTCAAAAACAGCTGTCGCTTCTTGGGAACAGGGCTTGGCTCTTCCGGATATTGCAACCCTATATAGATTAGCACTCTATTACAGAAAAACCCTTGAATATATGTGCGGCCTTGAGGATAAAAAAGATGACCATTGAAAAACTCCCTTCCGGCTCTTATCGTATTACCCAAATGTTTCAGGGCAAGCGGTACCGGGCCACAGTCGACTTTAAACCAACCACCAAAGAAGCAATCAAAATTCTTTCAGATCTGATGGAAAAGGATGAGGGACCTGCAGACGGTTATTCCGTCGGGTTCTATGTTGACAAATATCTGAACACCATCAGGGCTGCAGGCAAATTGTCCCCGGCAACTATAAAAGGATACGGGAGCATTTCAAGGAGCTTGTCAGAAGACTTTAAGGCTAAGCGGCTTTCTAATCTTACTGAGGAAGATATTGGCCGGGAGCTGAAACGATATTCTGATAATCATGCTGCTAAGTCGGTGAAGAATATGAAAGGCTTCATTGAGGTTGTACTTAAAGAATACCGGCCTAAATTCATATGGAATTATGTTATTCCTCAGAAGGAACGAAAGAAGGAATATGAACCCACTACCGAGGATGTCATGAGAATATTGGAGGCTTCAAAGGGCTCACGCTTTGAAGTCTCTCTTAAGCTTGCCGTTCTTGGTTTGAGGCGTGGGGAGATTATGGCTTTGACTCCCTCGGATCTGTCTGATGATGATATGCTTTCAATCAATAAGGCAATGGTTCTGAATGAGAACAATGACCGCGTCATCAAGGAGCCTAAGACAGAAGCCTCAAAAAGAACTATCCGCTTGCCTCATGAGCTTGCTGAATTAATCCGGGAGCGTGGTTTCTTCAAAGGAAACCCTCACATGATAAACAAATACATTCATTCCCTCCAGGATAAGCTTGGAATTCCTTCTTTCAAGCTGCATATGCTTCGACACTTTGCCGTGGCTTACATGCATAAGGAAGGCTTTACCACTGAGCAAATACTAGCTTTTGGTGGATGGTCCACCGATTCTGTCATGAAAAGGGCCTACAGGTACAACCTTGACCCCAAAGAAGCTCAAGAGGCTATTTCAAACAGATTCTCTTCCCTGATGTAGGGCGTGGGTAATTTCGTGGGTAAATATTTATAATTTTGACTAATATTTGAGAAATGCCACTGATAAAACAGGCATAAAGAAAAGGCGAAAACGCGGCTTATTTTCTAAGGATTGCCGTATTTTCGCCCTTTTTGATTTCGTGCAGGAGATGGGACTTGAACCCTTCGATAGCAACTCAAATGTGCCGTTTTCTCGGCCTTTTTGTGGATATGTGGGTAAATCTGTGGGTAATTTCTTTTGCCTTTTCTATTTTATCACAAATGAAAAAGCATTCCCACCCCAGGAATGCCTTTTCTATCTCTCTGAAGACCTGAAACAAGTCTCACGGGGATTGTGCCATAAAAATGCAAAATAAAAAAGCCCTCTCCGGAGAGAGGGCCTTCTTGGGGGATAAGTATTTATATGGAATTTATGCCAGTGTTCCATGAAATAGGTCCAACTACTCCATCAACTTCAATGTTGTGGAGCTTTTGGAAGTCTTTAGTTCTTTGGAGGGTAATCGGTCCGAAGTTTCCATCAGGCTCAGCATCACAAATAATTTGCCATATCTGTACTGCCTTCCCTGTGGCTCCCTTCCTTAATACAGGCATGTTGGTAATGGTTCGCTCCGGTTTGTCCGGCTCAATAATTTCATTGGGATATATGGAAGCGTCAACCCTGTCGCGTATGCCGGGGATGTATCTCCTTGATGTGAACTGAAAGAGATCATATTTAGGGAGCTGAATGGAAGAAACCACTTCCCCGGTGTTCTTCCCGTAGTCTGCCACCCAAACATAGAAGTCTTTCACATCATTATAAATTAGATGCTCTGTGAACCAGCTTTCACACGCGTAAACGCCGCCAACATATCCAAATTCATTAATCTTGTTGCAGAATGCTTTTACAACAGCTGTGCGCTGTTCTCTTGACAGGAAGTCAGCTCTTCCGTCATGAGGTTCATGGCTCCATTCACTGTCAATAAAAAGAGGAAGCTCCGCATTGTACAGCTTTGCAGCTTCAATGGTATAAAGTGCTTCCTCAATAGCTTCCTGCTCATTTATTGCCTGGGACATGAAATATATACCCAGGGGAATGTTTCTCTTGTTGCAGGCTTCGGCGTATTCGTCAAAACGTGGATCCCTTTTAATATTGTTGTAGCGGTACCCTCTAAGAGCACACCGGAGTATTACCCCAATTACATTCTCTTTGACCTCGTCCCAATTTGTTACCACATTGTTCTGACTTAAGTCTACTATCATTCTTTATTGCTCCCATCTGCTTTGTTGTTTCCGTCAGCAAAGCCTTCAGCCAAAATGTAAGCTATCAAGGTGCCGCCGGCCATAACGATTGATGTGATCTTTTCAATCGAAGCTGCGTCGACATTGAAGCCAATTAGCAGGGCTGTGATAAAGCCAATTAATGCAACCCAAAATTTCCTAGATGTTAGTTTTCTGATTATGTCTTTCTTGCTCATAGGGTTCCTCCTTATTTGCTTTTTTCTAAAAGCAGTATCTTCTTTTCGTGTTCATGAAGTTTGTCATCATGCTCTGATACATCTTTTTTCACATCAACAACATCATTGTTGATTTTTTCCATTGTGTCATTCAGTTTTTGTATAGCTGTG